ACCTTAGACGTGACGGCCACCGGCGCCGCTGGCATAGACTGGTCGAATATAGAGAACGCCACCAGTACGGTCGGACTATCCGGAACAACCGTCGGCGCGGTCACGGCGGCGACATTGGCGGCGGGCCAGTCGACGAAAATAGGGGATACGGCCGCTGATGCAGTTTGGGATTATACCGTTCGGGCCGTCACCGGTGTCACCAGTTCGGTCTCGGCGACGCTGGCGGCAGGGCAGCAGACGGCCATAGCGGAGTCGACGTACACCAAGTTCACGAACGGGAGCAATGAGAACCAGTTCAAGGCGGACGTCACGCTCTTGGATTCGTTGGCCATTTTCTTGAATGGTAAAATTGGCAGTCGAACCAAGATTTACTATCACGCCGATATGGATTCGCTGGTGGGATTCACGGGCGAAACTCGTCGTGGTAAAATCATTTATTGGCACGTTGGCGGCGAGGCCGGTGACGCGCCGGATTCGGTAACGGTGAGTAATTAAGTATGCCCATACGCGATCCCAGGCGAGGCGCTGCATACCTCGATTCGAGGATCACGGGGTTTGGAGCGATAGGACCGAAGGACTATACACCAGATGGAGGTAGTGGAATGGCAAGCACTGCAACGTCAACCGTAGGCGTCACCTTCAAACGAGGCAATGGCGCCTCCTCGGAAACATTCACGGCACTCGGAGAGGTGACCGCCTTGTCGTTTGGCGGATCGACCCGGGACATGATCGACGTGACCAATCTGGCCTCGTCGGGAGGTTACCGGGAGTACATCGCCTCGTTTCGGGACGCCGGCGAATTGACTCTCGACCTGAACTACACGCATGATGCTCACGAGACCATGTTGGCCGACTACGAGTCGGCAGATTCGGTCAATTATCAGGTGGTATGTGCGGATACGTCCGTGTCGACATTCTCATTCACCGGATATGTCTCGAATCTGGGTGTGACGGCGAACGTCGGTGAGCAGATCAAGGCGACCTGCACGATCAAGATCACTGGCGCTATTACGCTGTCGAGTTAACTTTTGTTGTGGGCCGGGGTAACGACGATACGTTACCCCGGTCAGGAGCGGCATATGAGTATTCTAGACAGGGCCGCCATTGTCGCGGCCCACGACCTAAAGCAGGAAACAGTCGAGGTTCCGGAGTGGGGCGGTTCCGTCATCGTGCGCGAACTCACCGCTAAAGAGCGCGACACGTTCTTTGAGTGGGTGCGCAAGCATGGTGAGGCGGCCTTTCCGGATTTCCGCGTGCGTGCGGTCCGGCTGTCGCTGATCGACGAAAAGGGGGACCACCTCTTTGCCGAACAGGACGAGCCCGAATTGGCCCGTAAGAGTACGGCGGTGATCGATCGGTTGTTTGAGATCTCATCGAGGCTATCCGGATTGCAGGAGAAGGATGTCAAGGAGATCGGAAAAAACTCGAACGCGACCCCGCAAGACGGTTCCTCTTCAGACTGAGCCTGGCGCTTGGGGTGCCCCATCCGGATTACCTGATGGGGCTCCTCACGCCGCGCCAGCTGATCGAGTGGCGGGCGTTCGCAACCTTAGAACCGTTCGGCGAGGAGGCCGATTACTGGCGCGCCGGCTTGATCGCCGCCGCGACGCTCAATCCGCACCGGACACGAGGCCGCAAGGTCCTAACGCCGGAGGATATGATGCCGAACCTCTATGACCGGAAATCTGCCGGCAACCAGTCGGTCTCGGATATGCGCGAGACTATGGTCGCCGGCATGAATGCCCAGAAAAGGAAACGGCAACGTGGCAACTAATATCGGTACGCTGACTGCTATTCTCGAGGCCGATCCGAGCCGCCTGAATGCGGGACTAACGGCCGCCCAAATGTCTTTTGGGCGGTTCGAGTCGAGCGCCCTGAGGGCCAGTCGGGGGACTACGGCGGCATTCAACGGTATTGCCGCCGCCGCGACCCGCATGGGCGGTATACTGGCGGGGGTTGGGTTGGGCGCGGGGATTTTCGGCATTGGCAAGAAGGTCACCGAGATCGGCATGGACCTCGAGCATATGCTGACGGTCGCCGGGGCGGTCATGAACGCTACCGAGACACAAATGAACGAGCTCGCCGCTGCCGCAAAGGATATGGGAGCGACCACCGAGTACAGCTCGGCGCAGGCGGCCCAGGCACTCAAGTATCTCGGGCAGGCCGGATTCACCGCCGGCGAGGCTATCAAAGCGCTGCCCGGAGTATTGAACCTGGCTACCGCTGGCAATATCGGTCTTGCGGAGTCCGCTGATATCGCTGCGGCCGTGCTGCGATCGATGAAAATGCCGGTCGACGAACTGCGGCGGGTCAATGATGTATTCGTGGCGACCGTCAACCGGTCCAGTACCGAAATTGTTGATCTTGCCGAGGCGTTCAAGTATGTCGCGCCGGTCGCCTCTGCGTACGGCTACTCACTGGAGGAAGTCGCCGCCATGCTCGGCAAACTGGGGGATGCCGGTATTCGGGGTTCGATGGCCGGCACGAACCTGGCGATGTCGATGCAGCGAGCCTATGAATATTCGCAGAAGATGAGGTTGGAGAGCGGCAAGTTCATCGACGTCCTCGATTTCCTGATGAAGAAGGGGGGGGAGGCCAAAGACGTCATTCCGGAGGTGTTCGATATCCGGTCGAGCCGGGCGGCGCTCAATCTGGCAACGATGGTCGACGGGGTCCGGGATTTTACGAAGGAGCTGGAGAACACGCGGGGCGAGGCGGAACGGTTAGCCGACACCATGCGCTCTACGCTCAAGATGCAGTTCAAGGAGTTGCAGTCGGCATTGGAGTCGGTCGCCGAGGGGGCCTTTGAGCGGTATCGGCAGAAGTTGTGGGACGCTATCTGGGCGACGATCGACTGGATTCGGACGCATAAAGCAGATTTCCTGGCCATGGTGGATGCGATCGTGGTTGGGGTGAGCGCCTTAGGTCGGGTATTCGGCTGGCTCATGGAGCTGTTGGGCGGCAGCATGCAGGGGTTGACCGGGTTCTACCAAATCCGCGATCGAGCGGGCCAGGCGGAAAAGGCCGTTGACAATCTTGCGGCATCGGCTGCGAAGATCGAAGCGCTTGGGACGGCCGCCGATAACGCGGCAGAGGGATTTGATCGGCTTCGAAAGGCGGCGGATGTTAGGCCGAATACTTCAGCTTGGCTGGACCTCGGACGGTTGCTCGACGCTTTAACCGAGAGCCTGGTGGCGGCGGCGAGTATGGCATTGCGCGCAGTGTTCACGATGGTCAACTTCACGCTCTCGACGGTTGTCGAAGTCATCAAAATGGTCTTGAATAATCTCAACCAGCTCGGTCTTGCGATCGCGTCGGTTGTTGAGATTATGGGGGGGATTGGCAGTTTCGACAATTCGAAAATCAAGGCCGGTCTTGCCAATCTCTCTGCGGCGTTTAAGAAAATGACGTTTTTCCCGAATCAGGCGGAGATAGAGAGCCGTTTGTGGCGGGAGATTGGTGGGGCCTGGACTAACTTCGTTGATAAGATCAACCGTACTGGCATTAAACTGACGACCGGCGTTGATATCGATTTTTCAAGGTTGCGCCAGGTCGAGGCCGAAATACAGAAGTGGAAGGTTGACCTCAACAGCAAGCTCCAGAAGGCGCCGTTCGAGTGGAACGTACCGGTACAATTAGACTGGAGCAAACTCAGTCCTGTCGTGCCCCCCGTGGTTACCGCCATGCGCTTTTCTCCGCCGCAGCTCACTATCCCCGTTCAGGTGGAAATGGAACTGTTAGGGAGTGGCTCACAGGGTACGTTTGCGCAGAGACTGATCGCCCAAGAGGATACGCTTTCCGACCGGCTCACGGGTGATTTGCGCGACCGCCTCGCTGGGATGCAGCGCCTGGAGTCGATGCACTATCAAGCGCGGCTGGCGGCAGCCGACGAGTTTGACCGGGCGCGGTTCCAGTCGGGTGCGACGTTCAGCCGGCAGGCGCTCGAGGCGGAGCGACAATATAGGGAGCAACTACTGGAGCTCGATCGCTGGTACCAAGAGCAGGCAGCGGCATTCCCGGCGCAGGCGTCCTTGTTGGCCCGTGAGGTACAGCAGGGGCGACTTGATTTGGAGGCGACCTACGCTGAACAACGGGCTCAGATCGCTCGGGCTGAACAGGAACAGTTAGTCAATGACTGGCTCCAGGCGCACGAGACGATGATCCAGGCGTCCAATGAGTTTACGAGCTACTGGATCGAGAACGCTATCCGGGGCGGGGGTACATGGCGGGAAGCGCTTGCCCAGGTCGGTGAGGCCATTATGTCCTCGCTGGCCGGCAAGGCGCTCTCGGCGCTGTGGAACTTTATCGCCACCAGCGCCACGGCGACGGCGGCCCAGACTACGCTGGCCGCCACCACAACGGCGGCAACGACGGCGACCGCCGCATTTACGGCGGCATCGTCATCGGCTACGGCGGCCCAGACGGCGCTGGCGGTTGCGACAGGTGCGACGGCCACGACGACCGGCGTACTGACGGCGGCATCGGTTGCGGCGACAACGGCCCAGACGATTGAGACCGCCTCGGTGGTAGCGCTGACGGGGTCCTACGTCGCGCTGGCTGCTGCGAAGGAAGCTGCGGCGGCAGCTGGTGGAGAAGGTGCTGGCGGAGGCGGAGGGGGCGGAGGGTTCAATCTGCTCGTCGGGCTGGCCACGGGCAATCCATTCGATATCATCACGGGGATCGGCGGATTCTTCGGGTTTGACGATCCGGCGAACGATGCGGTGGCGTTTCGTCACGGCCGGGATTATATGAGAGAGTTTATGTCCGGGGCAAAGAGCCGGGCCATGGCGCCGGCATTCGGGCTGGAGGTTAATGCTATGCTGGCGCAGGCGGCCGGCACGCAGCAGCCGGCAACGAAACAAACGGAAGGCCAGACGGTGATTGTCCACAACCACTTTGAGGGCGTGGTGAGCGAAGATTTCCAGCGGGAGACGATTCAACTGACCGGGCGGGCCTCGAAGCGCCGCCAGGTCAAGCTCTACTCGGTCACTGATCCGCGCTTCGGCGGGTCGCTGGCTCTCGGAGGTGTCTGATGGCGGCATCGATCGAACTGTTGACCACGGGGAATATGTATAAGGCGTCTATTACCAACTCGCCCGACGAGGACGCGGAGCATCCCGTGGAGAACATCTTTGATGACAATCCGAATACCTATTGGACGATGGCGGACTGGACTTCGAACGTCTCCGTTTATGTGGACTTGGGTGAGCAACCAACAGCCATTGGGGGGCTGGCCGTTTATCTGCGCAATTATGAACAAATCACGACGCCCCGCTCACTCGGAGGCCTCTATTACTCGTTAGATGGCATTGACTATCCGACGTATATCACCGGCTCCCTCAGTCTTGTCGATACTACTGGCCCGCTCCGTCTCTGGGACTTCCCCACATCCGGAACCGCCTTTCCGTTCAATTTCCGTTACTGGAAGTTCGTGATCAGTGGCGCGGCCGGCAATTCGCCGGAAATCTCAATGATCTATTTTTACAAGCGATTCGTCCCGTCGGTGGGTAGCCGGCTCCCGGAAGAAAACGAAGACATCGCCCTTGTGGCGGTCGATGAATTTCCGGGGGGGCAGATTCAGGCTCGGGCGACATCATTTCGCATGCAACGACAATTCTCGCGCGAATTTCTCTTAACGGATACCACCGACCGCGATCGTATCCGGGACGCCTACGAGGACAGCTACGGCCCGCTTTATCCGCTGATTCTCCGGGAGGGCGATACGCAGGCCGATTGGCATCTTGTGAATTTCACAGATACTAGCTTGCCGCACGTACAGAGATCATTATCCGGGGGCTACAGTATAACCGTGGACTTCCGAACCGTTCCCGTGATTCCTTGGGAGAGTCGGGTATAAATGGATACACTACCGACCAAATTTGCCAGATACCACCGGCAGGTTGGGACCCAGTATTTTTGGGTGGTCAAGATATCAACCGGCACGGAGAGTTCCGATACGACCTGGTGGGTGTCTAATGTCGATATGCGTATCAACGTAGATGTGCCGAAGACGTTCTCGGGGACCGTACTTGCTCATGCCCTGCTACTGGATGATGATTTCCGAATCGAATGGGCGATTGATCCGGTAACGCGCCGCTGGTCAATCGGTGGTATCGATATTCGGCTTTCAAACAAACCATACCGAGGGCCGCGGACCGCGCGCGTGCGGCTGTCCGATGAGGGGCTGCTTGAGGCCGACGATCTGTTGGTGGAGCTTTACCTCATGGCCGGCCATACGTTTGTCGACCCCGTGGATGACGGCTACCGGGTGTTCACTGGGTACGTGGTCGGGGAGCCCCGGGCGACGGCTGACGAGATTATCCTGACGTGCGAGGACATCGGCACGCGGTTGCTGGACAAGATGCTCCCCATGACGCCGATGGGCGATATCTGGGCTACCCATAGTCTAGCCGATCGCAAGTTGGGCCTCGTGCTCGGCGATATGCGCAGCCGAGAGCCGTTCGGCGGCGGTCACTACATGGTTCCCGGGTACGCCACTATCACCTCCGGGGAATATCTCTGCTGGTTCGTTGACCACTTAACAGCCGAGGACGGTGATGTCTGGACGTACCTTGAGGAATTGGACGCTTGGATGAAGCTCGACCTGGATGCCATGGGCCTGTCGTTTATCACTACTGCTAATGGTGAGCGGATTCTTAACGGGATCGACTGGTCCACAGACCAGCCGGACCTCCAAGGTTGGCTATACCTGCCGCCGCAGGGCGTCTCGAACTTTGTCTGGAGCACGGCAGCACTTACGAATGAGGGTGACTACAACCCGGGCATGAACAAGGTCCAGGACGCCCACCTGGCTTATGATTCCCAGACTAAGAGCTACGCGGAACTGTACCAATGCAATACGCCGGGCCGGGCTAATCTGCAATTTTATTGGCCAAATTACTATGCCATTGATCGCGCGGCGGGTATTCAAATCGAGTACCGCACGAGTCCGCCAAAATATGGCCGCCCCGTCGATCCACCACGGGAAAAAGGAAAGCACGGAACCTATCAGGTTAAGGGGGGTCGACTCTACTATGTCTACCCCAAAGTGCTTGACTGGACAATGTCCGAGGACGATGGGGACACGCCGGACGATTATGGCGCTTACTTGGTGTGGCTGACTGAAAAGAATAGTAACCTGACGTATTCCTATGGTCTCGACGGCACCACTATCCGCACGTCGGTGGTTGTCTACCGCGCGAGCAATATCTGGGGGAGCTCACCGCGCACCTATGCCGAGGACGTCTATGAGACATCCGACATGCACGATGGGTCAATCCATGAAATGGGGCTGGATAATCTCGCCTACAACAATCAGCATGGCGGATGGGGCATGGCCGACGACGGTGTAGTCGCCCGCTTCCCGGTCTATGTCTCTGCCGCCACGAATGAATGGATGCTGCGGATCCGTGGGGTCTTCATGCGCTGCTATGTGACTACCGATGTGCTGCTCAATGAAAAAACGCCGATCTACTTCGCGCCGGCGGGCTACCCGATGGACGCTCAACTGGCGGCGCGACGTGGCGACGCCTCGGTCGGCGATCTCTGCGTCTGGCCGGGCGATCAAACAGAAATGCTACTCCGATGGCCAATCGGCCTCGATGATGACAATATCGATACGGATTCTTTCGATGCCGCCTATTCGGAAGACTACGCGACGCGGGGGATCATTACCGACGAGAATCCGCAACGGGTCGGTGACGTCCTGCAGGAACTCGCCGAGAATGGCAACTACTGTCTGTTCTTCGATGCCGCCGGCAAGACGCGCCTGATTGCGCTGGACCAGCCTCAGGGCGAATCGCCCGGCCCGACCACCGATGCCGTGATCCCGTACTATGATCTCACGGATAGCCCGGAGCTCTACCAGACAGAAATCGATCAAGTATTGAACCGTATCAAGGTGTTCTATGATTACGATCCGGGCGAGGGGAGCTATGGACAGGAGACCACCTACACTAACAGCACGTCCAAGGCGACCTACGGTCTGCGCGAGCACACCGGCGGCCTGCAACTGCGGTATATGGACGCCGACGCCGGCGCCGGCATCGATGCCTTCATGGCCTTCGTCATGACCGGCACGCCGTCGCTGCTCGGCTCGCGGCACAAAGGCATCCGCATTGAGACCATCGGCGCGCGCTGGATTCATCTGCAGATTGGCGACTGGATTGAACTGGACGCCACCACGACCGATCCGATTTTGAGTTTTCACGGCGCGACGTGGGCCGGAGAGCAGTTCCTGATTATCGGCAAGACGATTACGAAAAAATCCGTCTCCTTCACGGCGGTGCAACTGATATGAGGTAGACCATGGCGCTAGCGGCATTTAGTCTCATGAAGCGCACCGGTGCGTCACC